TTCTCCTGGTCCGGTTGATAATCCGCGTTGGGATCTTCGGTCGGCGCGGTGCGGGATTCCGTTCGTTGAGCGACAAGCTCTTCAAAGGAAATGTTCTGCGAAGGTTCTTTAGCCCCCTCGATGGCCTTGGATTGCGTGCTCATAATTCCACCATTTGGGACGCCATGGCGATGGCGATGCGCGGTATATGACAGTAATACGGGGAGGCGTCAACCAAAATCGTATTACGGTAATCCAAAGCACTAAAAAAGAGGCGGGATTTTTGGTCACTCCTCTTCCCCAATGAATACGCCCAACGAAATCAGGGAGGCGACAAGCTCAAAAGAAGCTCGTCAAGCGTGGCGACGGAACCGGCGAGCTTCATCACATCGTTCGGGGATTCAGCTTGCCGCAAGTCTCCGAAAAACCGTTCCCGCTCGTCCTTGATGAATTGGAGGATCACGCGGAATTCGTCGCGGTGTTGGAGTTCCGCGATTGCGGCTTGAAGTGTTGGAATTGGTAGGCTCATTGAATGATGTTGGGGGGAATTGGCGGAGTGTGAACGAAACGCCCGACATGCGATCCATGATCCTGAACTTTTGAGGCTGTAATGGAATTTTGTCGGTTTACGCAATTAATGATGAAGTATGAAAGAATCGCGTCGATTGTTGCCGCGTCTTCCGCTGTTGATGAACGCTCTAAATTCCGGCGCTGTATTGCCCGTAAATCCGGCTCGTTCAAATTAACAAATCCGTATCCTTTCGGTATTCTCATGACTGCATTTGCTGGGTGCTCATTCCGCTCATTTCGGCCGGCGCAGTGCCGATTCGTCCGATTTCAGCGTTCTGGGACTGCTGCATGATGAATTGATACTGGCCGGCGTATTTCTGAAGCCTCTCGGCAAACATCCCGTCACCCTGTGCGCGTTGCGCGATGTCGGGCTGCGAAGCGTATGCCTGGATGATTTGCAGCGCGATTTGTGCGCCGTTCGGTCGGGCGGGAACTTCGATTCCGGCGAAGATCTTGGAAAGGTCATCGGTGACATCCTTCTGCATCTTCTCGGCGGCAACCTCGGCGGGTTGTAACACGTAATCCGCAAGAATCGGGTCGATACTCATGGCCATGAATTCAAGTAGCTTATCCATGTCAATCCGTCCATTACGGTCGAATTGGACGATTGACCCCATTTGTTTCGCCCGTAGCTCGGCGGTCTCCGGGTCGGTGGACATGGAATCGAACGCAACCACGATGGAATAAGCCTCGTCCGGGTCGCCCTTGGTCATGGTCTGTGGATTCGGATTGCCGGTGACTTGGAAAAACACCTCGTCCGGGCCCATCCGCTGGAATAGCTTCCATGCAATCCCTAGAACGTCGCGGACGTGATCAAGGAACTTCCCGACGTAGAACTGTTGGCGAGGCATTGAAAGCGGGGATTCAAAATCGAGCCCGACCGCTTTGTCGGCCTGAATCCGCATGGACTGTTCAATTTCCATGCTGCCGGAATCCATCTGCGGAGTCGGCCCAAAGGCAATCTCTCCCAAGCGCCGGTATGGCACCTTGCGGCCCGGTCCCCAATCGCTCGGCGGGCGTCCTGCCGGGTGCATCAGCGGCGGCAGAGTGGCGATGCTGGCGCGGTCTGTGCGGCTATCCCGTTCGGTCTTGATCTGCATTTGTGGCCCCCGAAGCGCCTTGCTCATGGGTTGCGTCTCGTAAAGCCGTTTCTGATCGTTGGAAAGACGGGTGACGACAAACGGATAGTCATCGTAGCCGTTTAGGAGTTCGTGTTTCGCGTAGCCTTGGCCAGTGTCTTTCGCGTCCGGGTGAAATACCGTGCAATAGATCCCCTCGCTGCCGTCGTCCTCGTCAATAAGGCGCTGGTAGCTATACAGAACCATGACAAGCTGGTCATCATCAGTGACAAGCTGGCGATGGCTTTTTGGCCGCTCGCCATCCATTTTCATCGTGTCTTTTCCGCGCAGATTCCCGATTGCATATTCAACCCAATCCGCATCCCATCCTTCGGTGATTACTTTCTTTTCGAGTTCCTGAGCGGTTAGGAACGTGCGCCAGAAAATGTAGGGGGATCGCTGCGGATCTGTGACGTAGGGAGGGAAAATCACCTCGCCGTCAGGGGCGCAAGAATGAACTACCGGGCAATCAACAGAAACGCGGGGAACCGGGATTTGCGCCTCGCCGGTATTCCGTAGGTCTTGAATCGCCTTTCTTGCCCGCTTTTCTGTGAGCTTCGGGAACACCTGTTGGAGCATCGTGACGAAATCATCGTCGTTGTTTCCAGCAATCAGCATTTCCGCGATGTCGGGCGCGACTTGCGCTAATTCATCGAGAGACATGCTTTGCAGGAACGTCCGGCTTTCTCGCTTCCATCCGACGTATGAAACCATGATTCCCTTTTCGAGCAAGTAGTTGCCCCCAAGCTCCATCTCCGTCTTGAAATTCGGGATGTAGCTTGACCGCATCCATTTGAGGAAAGCGGATACGACAGCGGCGCGGGGCATGGACGCGGCGGAAGTTGGAAACGCCTTGATGTGGCTGCGTTGCAACGCCTGGTCGAAAAGGGCGACGTAGGAATCAATCCGCTCGCCAACGACGTTGACCTCTTGGTCACTAGCGCCGGTCCACGGGAATGCGGTGGCGCCGTTCTTGCGCAGGTCGTCGGATTTGCCTGGCCAAATGTTGCGGCGGTCGTCGTAGCTCGTCGCGCATTGGTCAAAGTAGGCTCCATTATTGGAAATCGCGTCATCGTAGGCTTCGGAAAGCGCATCGATGTTCACTTCCTCTTCAACGTAAATCAGGGATTCCCCGGAAATGTCGCTCATGGCTTTTGTGTTTGGAAAATGATGCGCCTGTCTCCCATTCGGATTTCGATTGGGTTGCCCTTGTCATCGGTGAGTTTAAATGAATCGGCAAAACCTTCCAGTCGCTCAAGTAATTCACCAAGGGTGGCGACTTTAACAGGGTCGCTTCCCATGAACCAATTATCTCTCAAGCGATTTCCTGGAATGCTCATGGAATCAGGGTGTATCGGGTTTCTCCTTCAATGGTGGATTTTTCAACGCGGACGTTCTTCCCGACGATGTTGCGTTGTCCTTTCTTCGGGCAAAGCACCGCGATTCGTTCACCGTCAAGCGAGGCGTAAACAAACCGATAGTTGCGGGCGCGTTTCAGAACTCTAGCGGTTAAAATTTCCGGCTCGGTTGATTCGTAAATCGGAACATTGATTGCGAATGTCCTGCCTTCCGAATTCTCGGAGACAAGACTGATTACCGTAGTTTCGGCTTGCACTTCGGGAGTTCCGGCAACCTCCGAATCGCCGCCAGAATCGCTATCGTCCGAAGAGACAGCGCCGGTCAAATGAATGTCCCCGAAATCCGTTTCAATGGTGTTGATCGGCGCGGATGGTTGCGGAGTTGGTTTTCCAAGCGCGGCCCTCACGCGGGCGCAGGCTTCTGGCGTCCAGTAAATGAGAGTGCCTTCCTTCCACCATTCGGCATCCGTGACATACTTGTCGCGGACCCTGCAAATGAGAGCTGCTGAAATTCCATTTTCCGCCATCACGTCGGACTGCCTGATTTTTTCAGTGTTCATGTTTTTTTTGGCTAATAGCCTCCGTTTCCTTGGAATGTGACCTTCATACACTTTTGATCTACGTGGTCAATATCCGAAATTGCGGCGTATCGGAGAACGTCGATTGGATCTTTCCATGGTTCTTTCAATCCATCCTCTCCGGTGTATTCCGCGAGGGCGTGAATAATGTTCTCGCAATCGCTGGAAATGTAGAAATGCGGCCGATTAACGGAATCCATCGGTTTCGTCGTGTCCCAGGCCATTTTGGAAAGAAGCGCCTGAATCCCGTCGTCAATGTCGAGTCCGGGAGCTGGCAGGCAAATCACGCCTTGTTCCGCCAAGTCTTCGATGATCGAGCTTGATCCGTCCGAACCCTGATATTTTGCAGCGCCTAGCCGCGGGTCAATCAGCCGCTCGAAAATCTGCTCTCCCTCTTCTTCGTTCGCGATGACTTCGACGTAATCCCGAATCCCGAATCCCTGTCCCTTCGCGCCCTCGCCCGGTTGCCATTTTCCGTTTTTCCATTCCGCCCAATCACCGACATTGACACCGGGGTATTCCCGATATACCCAAAACGTGCCGGTCGCATCGACGGCAATCCACGCCATGAACCAATTCTTCGATCCTGCCGGGTCGATAATGTGATAGCGTGTGATTCCCGTTTTTGGAATTGACTCTGGCGGCACGACGTTAATCGCAGTGTTGAACCGTGGGAATTTTGTCGCGTGGCTTTTTGTCGGGACACCGTAGGCACGAATCAGGATTTCTTCTCGCGGGCGTCCAATCAGTGTTTTTCTGATCCGGTCGTATCCCCCAAACGGGTTTTCGTCCGAATGGAAGTAGTGAACCGAAGCATTGCGTTTCTTGCTCCGTTGGATGTAGGGAACCGGCTCGTTATTCAGAAGCTCGGCGGGGCGCGTTTGAATCGTGGTTGCGCCGTCCAGATACTCCTTGATAACTTCGGTGTAGCCGTCAATCGGGGTGAACGTGAGCAAGAGCTTGCTGTTTCGCGTGGCAAGGCGATAGCGGAGCGTTGAAATGAGTTCCGGCCCCTGCAAATACTCATCGAGCCAAACCCCGATATTGACCCACTTCGGGCTTTTGCTACCAAGTTCCGCGCCTTCCAGAATCGTCGGATTGTTCTGATATTGGCTGTAAGTCTTGAAAATTATCTGTGATCCGTTCGGAAGAATGAGGCTTGAATCGGTGAATCCGTTCTTTTTCGTGTAGCTGATATAAGCGCCGGCCGTCATCTGCTTCGTGCGCATTTCGGACGGCAGGATTTCCCACACGGCGCTTTGTTGCTGGCGAATGGAAACTTCGGATGTTTGCGCAAAACAGAAGATCTCTGAACGCGGATTGTTTACGGCAGCCCTGACAACCGCGTCGGCCCCGAAGTAAGTCTTGCTCGACCTATTGCCTCCAAGCGCCAGCGCCTCATCAACCTCCGCGAATTGATCTTCGACATTCTTCCATTGCGGGAGCCGGAATCCGAAGCGGTAGGGGTCGCGTTCGGCGTTCTCAATCGCTTCGTGATAGACTCTGTGGTATTCGACCAGCTCGTTTAAATCCATCACGGCAACTTGATCGTCTCCGGGGATTTTCAAAACCGGATGTGGTCGCCATGTCATCATGTCACGACCTCCGCTTCGATCACTTGCGATTTGGATTCAAGTCGCTTCCTCGCTTCCTCTTGGAATTTCAAAGCGTCTTCAAACGATGCTCCCCGCCTCACTTCGATTGTCTGACTCGGCATCCCGTCCATCATTGATCCCTTGTCGGTTGCAATGGCCATGGCAAGAGCTAAGTCTTTTAGCGGTGTTTTCTTCAGCTCGTTATCGTCATCATTCAGCATCTCCATCTTTTTCATCATCAAATCACTCGCCATTTCTGAGACGGTGGCAAATCTGCGGGAAAACTCTTTGCGGCGTTCCAGGATGGTTTCGGCGTATTGATGCCGGATGCGTGAAATTGTCGTGTAATTACACTTTGCGCCCTCGGCAATTTCCCGATACGACGCGCTTTCCTCGATCATCATAAGGATCTTGACCACCCTTTCGGGATGCTGCTTCTCAAGCACATGGAATCTGTGTTTGGGACTTTGCGCTTGCTCCATGACCTTCGGAAACCAGTAGTCATGCCGGGAAATCTGATCGTCTTGGGTGGTGAGTTCGGTATTGTCCGGCTCTTCGGGACATGCTGCCGCGGTTTTGCTCATTTGCTAAGTTTTTGGTTTCCCGCGTGGAACCGCTGATCCAGCGGGACTCCGGTGAAGGGGTCGGCGGATTTGACTTGAGATGGCTCCACCGGAATGACAGACGGTGGGTAATCGCCGAACCGCTCATCCACCAGATAGCTATCAAATCGCTCATCGCCATTTCTGCGAAGACTTTTTAAGAATGGAAACAGCAAATCAGCTTTTGTAAAATCTACAAGCTCTCCCTTAGACAACTCAGCACCGTTGCTGAAACGATCTTTCTGCCACCCTTTTTCGCGGACCCAAGGGAGGAATTCCTCGTTGAACACTTTGCGTCCTTCAGGAGACCTAGTGTCGAGAGGGTTTGCCGATTTCAGAAACAATCGAAGAACACGCCCTTTGCCGCCTCCTTTTCCGGTGTAGCCAGACGCATACTCCTCACTAGAAGTAAAGAAGTTTGGGAGATGGCTTCTGAAGATGTCAAAAGTCTCTTTTGCGGCGGTTCCGTGAAAAACCTCCTCGTCATACCCCGCAGCCCGCGCCCGTGCTTCCACGATCCCCTCAGCCTCCGCCGTTTCCTCGGGCGTGATGGTGCCCGCGTTGTGCTTGGCTTCGAGTTCGGCGTGGCGTCTGACGCTTTCCGGTTCAGGCCTC